GTACAGACTCGACTCAACGAGTATTTTCAGATACACGCTGATAACGATATGAAGCCGACTGTAGCAGGTATGGGCTTGGCTCTTGGTGTTGATAGACGGAGATTGTGGGAGATCAGGACAGGTCAAAGGATGGGTGGTACGACTGCCTATGACTTACCGAAAGCCACACTGGACTCGATAAAAAGAGCCTATGAAATGATCGAGAATTTGATGGAAAACTATATGCAGAACGGCAAAATCAACCCTGTTTCCGGCATATTCTTGATGAAAAACAACTTTGGCTATCAGGATAAGACCGAATATGTCCTGACTCCCAACACGCACAGCGACTCCGACTACGATGCAGACGATATAAAGAAACGGTACTTGACCGACTCTACGACTATCGACTCTGACAGCGACTCCGACTCTTGAGCGACTTTAGCGACTTTCGACTTTGCCAACGACTTTAGCGACTTTGGCAACTTTCCGACTCTCAAGCAGAAAAATAGCGGCTCGCCCTCTCAAAAAATTGGGAGGATGAGTCGCTTTTTCATTGATTTTTCATCGGTTTTCGGTCTGATTTTGGGCTGATTTTGGGCTGATTTTCAATCGTGCCGGGCGGCGATCGTTTCCGGGTGAATGGTCAACGCATTTGTTGAAATGCTCTGTAATGCCTCTAAAACGCTCTGTGAGGCGTTTTTATCGTTCTGATGTATAAGAACATACCCAAAACAAAAAGCCGCTCAAAACGGCTCTAAAAGGCTCTAAAAACGATATTAAAAAAAGCCGGGCATAATATCCCGGCGGCGATCGGCATAATAAAAGCCGGGCGGCGTTCATTCCGTCCCGGCTTTTATTTTTATTTCGTCTTTTTAATTATTTCAGATAATATAACGAATGGTAATATCAGAATACATATAACAATCATTTTAACGCTCTCCTATTGGTAAACGGCTCCAAACGGGCGTATTTTTAACCGTGTTTCGCATCTCTTTTATAGCATCGTTTAACGCTTTTAGTGTTTCGGTATAATCTAAATACCGTGTACACCAGCCCGGAAAAACGGCGTTACATTCGTAATTGTTAACGCATTCGATTAAAAATTGTTTTATTCGTGTTATTTCTTTTTGGGCGTTCCTGCGATCGTTCCAATTATCGAAACAATAACCAAAATTAAATTCAATATCGATTGAAAATCCTTCATAATATCCCGGCTCTATAGCGATATGAAAATAATAAAAATATTCTTGTTTCAGCCGGGCGGCAATTTGATTATAACAATCTGAAATAAAATCGTTGTAGAATTCATCGTCATAATCGATATTGTTACAATTATAACCTATAGTTATATAATCACTTGTTTTATAATTGATTGTTCCCATTTTTAATAATTCTCCTCTTTTAATAATTCCCGGTCGCATTCGTCCGGGCGGCGTGCATATATTTTAATTGTTTTTCCGCTCTGTAAATCCTCTAAAAGCCGCCACGGAAATATATAAACAAGATCGGAATAACAATTATAAACGCTGTGACCCGTTTCAAAATTTGATAAACAATATGTTTCACCGAAAAAATAACAATCAATTTGCGATAAAACATCGCCAATAATTAAAACCGGGTCACGCTTAGCGGCGGCGATCGTTTCCGGGTCGTATTTAATAGTTATATTACCGTTCTTATATTCCCGGCAATTATCTGTAGATCGTAGCATTTTATAAACCTCCTATTAAATATAATTTTCTTTTATACATTCGTGTAAATCGTCCAAATCGCAAACGCCTTGTAAGTCGTAAATAGCATTTTCAACTGCCTCCACGATAAAATCAAAATGCACGGTACAATAATAGTTATAGTATTTATTTAATAGATCGGCGGCTATTTCTCTAACGATCGTTTTAGTATTTTTCATTATTTCATTCCTCCGTTAAAAGTTAATTTTTTCAAATCGTTCCGGGGCGTAAATTGTTTCATAATGGTAACCGTCATTATAATAATTTTTTACACGGTGTTTTGTGCCATCTCTTATAATAGGCGTAGACGGTAATAGCGTCGTTAATTTGTTAAAAAGATCGGCGGCGCATTCGTTGATCGTTTCCGGCGTCGTTTCAAAATCGAATAACGCATCATAACAAATATTTGTTAATTCGTCCAATGATGCATCGCGGGAAAATTTGTTATTGTTTACGGGCGTTTTGATATAATGATGAGGAAAAAACGGGTTTTCATCATATTGCACATAGTAATAATGACCGTTATAAACAAATTCGATATATGTTGTATGTGTTGCTCTGAATGCAAAATCAACATAATTTTTATATCTGTTTAATTTTTCGGTTAATTCGGAAATATACATTTGCCGTTTTTCCGTTGGTTTTTCGTTTTGGGCGTTCTGAATTGCTTTTAATCTTGTTTCCGTTTCAATAGCGGCGTGGCGTGGCGTTCTATTGTATAAAATAGCCGTGCGCAATGGTTTTACCTTGCCGCCGTGATCGGTGACAATCTTAGCAAGCATCGTTAATAGTCTTGCCGTGTTAAATGTGAATGTTGCCGGGTACAATGTTTCATTTTCTCTTGTTACGATCATTTTGTAGATCCTCCTATAAAATAATTTTTGTTAGAATGGGCGTGTATTGGTTTACGGTAACATTATACACTAATTTATCGTAATTGTCAATAGATAAATCAAGATTTATCGTAAATTTTCATCAATTTACAATTCGTTAATAATTCGGTCATTCCGTCCGGGCGGCGATCGTATGCCCGGCGGGGGAATAGGAGCGGCGGCAGGAGTCGGAGTTAGCCCTCCGAGTAGGCGAAAAATCAAAAAGTCAAAAATTTTCCGAAAAATAAAAAGAGAAATTTACGAAAACCTATTGACAAGTTATCGTAAATGGTGTATAATAAGGCTACAACAAACGGAGGTAATGAATATGAAACAAGCAGTAGCCTATATGAGAGTTAGCACCAATGGTCAAACAGGAGAGGATGCTTTCGGCTTGGATGCCCAAAAGGAGCAGATCATTGAATACGCTAAGGCTCACGATATTCAAATCATAAATTGGTATGTCGATGAGGGTGTATCAGGAGCAGATGCTCGTAAACCTGCATTGGACGAGATCGTAGCAGGTGCGGTGACCAATCCACCTGTTGAGATGGTCATTACCGCAAAGAACGATAGAATTTCTCGCAAGGTTGAATACTATTACGCATACAAGATTAAGTTGCAGGAAGTCGGTATTAAGATTGTCAGCGTGGCTGAGGATTTTGGTCGAGAGAGTATGTTCACTCCAATTCTTGAAGCGTTGACTGCGGCAATGGCAGAGGTCGAGAGAGGGATGATTACTGCTCGCACAAGCGGCGGCAGAAAAGTCAAGGCATCTCGTGGCGGCTATAGTGGCGGTAGAACTCCTTATGGATATAAGGTGGATAAGAACATCAAGGGTATGGTCATTGATGAGGAACAAGCAGAGGTTGTGAGAATGATCTTTGCGATGAAAGCAGAGGGAGCAACCTATCAGCGTATTGTAGATGCTTTGAACGCTAAAGGTTATACCAACAAGAGCGGCGGCAAGTGGGCTATCAGTTCGGTGCAGGTTATTCTCGGCAATGAGCAGACCTATCGTGGTATGTACAAGTATGGTGAGCAGAGTGAGTGGGTGCAAGGTGTACACGAGCCTATCCTCCCGGTGGAGGGAATATGAGTCGTAGACCTTTTAGAAAACCAACAACAGGTGGGGAGATCATCTTTGTTTTTGTAGTCGGTGGCGGCTTGTACTTGTTGTTTACGCTCCCTGTCCTGTTTTGGATATTGTTGATCTTGTTCGGAATACTTTTTATAGGATGGTTATTAAAGAAATGAAAAAATCTATGGCAGGTTGGGTTACTCTGATAGTAGTATTAACTGTGGTGTTAGTGACCGCATCGATCAAATTGTCTGCGTTCTTTGAGCAATCTCCAAAAATGTGTCATCACGAACATATCAGCGAAACTTATTGCTCTCCTGAGGGAGTAGCACCTTATACCAAACGAGTATGTGCGGATTGCGGTTACTATTTGGGATATACAATTCACAAATAAAGGAGAAACGATGATGAAAAGATTTGTGTCATTATTGCTGATCATCCTATTGGTACTCGGACTGAGTGCCTGTGTGAGTCAGCCGACAGAACACACGATGACCTTTGTCGAGAGCAAGGATCTCGTGATAAACGAGCAGACCTACATTGGGCTGTTCTACGATTACACCAATAACTCAGGGGAAACGGCTATCCCGGCAGATGCGATCAATGTAAAGGCATTTCAGAATGGAACGGAGTTAGTCGTGACCGTCTTTACAGGACAGAAAACTGAGGATGCTATTCAGTGCGATACAAGTGTTCAGAATGGAACGACCGTGAGGGTTGTATGGCTCTTTGAGAGAGTCGATGAGTCACCTGTATCGGTGGAGATGTCAGACGGTCAGAAATTCACCGTTGAGTGACAGAGATTTGTGAGTGCGTAATGATTTACGGTATTGTAGGTCGTTACGCACTTTTTCTATTTAGGAGGTAATTATGGAACAGTTGCTTGAGAAAATTCTCGAAAAAATAAAAAAGACACCTGAGGTACAGGTGTTCAAGGATTTGTACTATATGTGCTTGGAAGCGATGAAAACGGATGTAAAACTCGCTACCCGGTACTTGGTCGAGTTGTCGGTAGAGTGCGAGAGGGCTATTGCGATCGGAAAGTCGGAAAAGTACCTCAAGGAGATTTTTGCTCTACATAAAAAGGTACTGCTTGCCGCCGCACCTGAGCATTTTGAGTCATACCTGCTCTATGTTGAGTGGAATAGAGAGCCTGAAAAGAAATTCTATCCCCCTCGCCGTAAGGTGCTGAAACAGGTCGTGGATGCTTTGCAGGACTTAGAGGACGATAAGTTAGACCTGCTTGCCATCTCGCTCCCTCCCGGCTCAGGTAAAACCACCCTCGCCATTTTCTATCTGACTTGGATAGGCGGCAAACACGCAGATGAGCCATCGCTGACAGGCTCGCACTCAAATTCCTTTGTTCGAGGAGTCTACGATGAAGTCCTGCGTATTCTCGACCCTCAGGGCGAGTACCTTTGGTACGATGTGTTCCCATTGGTATCGGTGAGCAATACCAACGCTAAGGACTGCCGCATAGACATCGGAAAGCGTAAGCGTTTTGAAACCCTCGAATTTACCTCAATCGGTACAGGTAACGCAGGTCTGTATCGTGCGGCTCGGTTGCTCTACTGCGATGACCTCATCAGTGGTATCGAGGTCGCTCTGAGTAAGGAGCGATTGGACAAACTGTGGGAAACCTACACCACTGACCTTAGACAGCGTAAGATCGGTGACCACTGTAAGGAATTGCACATCGCTACTCGGTGGTCAGTTCACGATGTCATTGGTCGATTGGAAGCGGACTACGGTGACAGCGATCGTGCGAGGTTTATTGTCGTTCCGGCACTGAATGAAAACGATGAGAGTAATTTCGATTATGCCTACGGTGTAGGTTTCAATACAAAGTTCTATCACGAGCAGAGAAACATTATGGAGGATGCGAGTTGGAGAGCATTGTATATGAATGAGCCGATCGAGCGAGAGGGATTGCTCTATCAAGAGGACGAACTCAGGCGATACTTTGAATTACCCGATAGTGAGCCTGATGCAATTCTTTCGGTATGTGATACCAAGGATAGAGGTACTGACTACTGTGCTATGCCAATCGTATATCAGTACGGAAATGATTATTATGTGGATGAGTTTATTTGTGACAATAGCAATCCTGAAATCGTGGAAGCGAGATTGATTGATGTCCTGCTTCGACACAGAGTGCATTTTAGTCGTTTCGAGTCAAATTCTGCCGGAGGTCGAGTTGCTCAAAAGATACAAGAGGGGGTTAAAGCCAAAGGAGGAAAAACAAAAATCACTACGAAATATACGACAGCCAATAAGGAAACAAAGATTATCGTCAATTCTCCGTGGGTCAAGGAGCATTGTTTGTTCAAAGATAATTCCATAATCAAGATCGACAAAGAGTATAAAAGGGCATTGAATTTTCTTTGCACCTACACTATGGCAGGAAAAAATCGCAACGATGACATCCCGGATGCGATGGCACAATTTGCCGAGTTTGCTCAATCTCTCGTTGGCAATAAAATCGAGGTCTTTCAAAGACCGTTTTAAGGAGGAAAAAAAAATGGGAAAATTCAAACACGGTTATAGTCACACTCGTTTACATAATATTTGGATAGGTATGCGACAGCGATGTCGAGATGAGACCACGAGAGAATATCATCGATATGGTGGACGAGGTAT